GTTGTCACTTCAGGGTGGACGCCGATTACAGCGAACGTGTGTTTGCATGTCGTCGTCATGCTTGAACCGTTTTAACAATTAGGAGAAAACCATGAACGAGGAGGATGTATTAAGCCTCTCTGGAAAAGTGTGGGTGCCGCTTCCTCGTATCTCCCACATCATTCCATTTGGGTATAAGATTTCAGAAGAGAATGACAGGGTGTTAGAGCCAGTGATATTTGAACTAGAAGCTTTAGAAATGGCTAGAAAATACCGAAAGAGTGGTTTCTCTTGGAGGAAACTAGCTAGGTGGGTGACAGCTACCACAGGTAGACACATAAGTGATGTAGGTCTACAGAAGAGGTTAGAGAGTGACACTAGACATAGAAGAAAAGCTTCGACTCTTGCAAACTGGGCCAACAGAGCCAAAAAAGCCCTTGAAGCCGCGAAAGCGCACGACCAAAGAATCGGTAACGACACCAGCATCTATGACGACGCCCTCCGTGACCTCATTCGAGATGTTGCTTCAACCCCCGGAAGAAGAAGTACTTAACGTTGTTTTTAGGCCAAACCCCGGCCCACAGGAAGACTTTCTTGCTGCAACAGAACAAGAAGTTTTGTATGGGGGAAGTGCGGGTTCGGGAAAGAGTTATGCCCTACTAGCAGACCCCTTAAGATATATAAACAACCCAAAATTTAGTGCTATCCTGTTTCGTCGTACAAATGATGAACTAAGAGACCTAATTAGGGAAAGTAAGCTCCTCTACACACAGATAGACTCGAAAGCTAAGTGGGGAGAAAAAGCTTCTACTTGGACTTTTGCATCCGGCGCTCAAATATGGTTTACATATCTTGATAGAGAGGATGATGTAACCCGTTATCAAGGTCAGGCATTTAGCTGGATAGGTTTTGATGAGCTTACCCACTGGCCCACGCCCTTTGCGTATAACTATATGCGAAGCCGACTACGTTCTGCGGACCCAACATTGCCAAAACATGTTCGTTGTACCACAAACCCCGGAGGGCCGGGACATTGTGTGCCCTTCGGAGAAGTTTTAACTACATCAGGTTGGAAGAATATAGAGGATGTGATAATTGGGGAAGAAGTCCTTAGTGTAGACAAGTTTGGTAAGCTAGTTGTTAAGAAAGTGAGTGATACAATTTCTATCCCATTTGATGGTCAAATGGTTTCCAGAAAAAATCAAATGGTGTTCACTTATAACCACAGACTGCCAATGCAAACTGCTAGTGGGATTGAGATTAGACATTTTGAAGAGTTGCCCGGACAATGTAATATTGTAAGGGCTGCGTCAAGTCTTCTTAATCCAGTTGCAGATAAATCATTTACAGTACCTGCCTTTAATTCCAGAAAAACACGATTGTCCCAACCTGACAGTATTTCCCAAAAAGACTATTCTGAACTTATGGGATGGTTTCTGTCAGAAGGTCATACTTTAGACAGGGATAAGGAATTTGGTATCTCACAACTTAAAGAGCCACAACGGACTCAAATTAAAGATTTGTTGATTAGGTGTGGGTTTTCTTTCAGAGAGCACTCTCTGGGGTTTTCTGTAAGCTCCCCTAAGTGGTGGAACTACTTTAAACAATTTGGAAAATCTAGGGATAAACACATCCCCAGAGATTTTTTCCAAGTGGGAGACTTGTCAGTGTTCTTTAAGTCTCTTATGGATGGTGATGGACATTGGGGTAGTGAGTCTTCAGGAACTTATTACACCATCTCCAAGCAACTTGCAAACGATTTTAGTGAGATATGTGTCCGTTTGGGCCTTTCCAGTGTAATTTACACTAGGCAAAGAGAGAACAGAGATGGGCCTTCATATGAAATTCATTTTACAAGTCGTAAAACCACTGAACTTGTGACCGGCAATCATATCTACAACACGAATACTATTAATAACTCTGTAAATGTAGAGAAGTACGAGTACAAGGGGCAAGTTTATTGTTTAACAGTCCCTGAGACAGAAACTTTCTTTATACGTCAGAATGGTTATGTGTGGCTAAGTGGTAATACTTGGGTCAAGAAAATGTTTATTGACCCTGCACCTTTTAATAAGTCCTTCTGGGCTACTGATATTGAAACAGGAACCCCCTTAATATTCCCGGAAGGGCATGAAAGGGCGGGTCAGGGTCTATTTAAAAGACGATTTATACCAGCTAAACTTAAGGATAACCCATTTTTGTATGGGGATGGTTCCTATGAACTGAACCTCTTGAGTTTGCCGGAACAAGAGAAACAAAGACTTCTGTATGGTAATTGGGATATTGCAGAGGGGGCCGCTTTTAGTGAGTGGGATGCTTCTATACATGTAATAGAACCCTTCGAGATACCAAGAAATTGGCCTAAATTCAGGGCTTGTGACTATGGCTATTCAAGTCAGACAGGGGTGTTGTGGTTCACTGTAGACCCCAGAAGTGATACAGTGTATGTCTATCGAGAGCTTTACGTCAAGGGGGTGATTGCCACAGATTTGGCTGACCTTATTCTTGATACTGAAGCTGCTGATGGTAGGATAAACTACGGGGTGCTAGATAGCAGCTTGTGGCATAAACGAGGGGACACTGGACCTTCTCTAGCTGAGAAAATGATACAGCGGGGATGTCGGTGGAGACCTTCGGATAGAAGCAAGGGTAGTCGTGTAGCTGGTAAAAACGAGATACACAGAAGGCTACAAATAGACCCTTATACAGAAAGTCCACGTTTGTTGGTATTCAACACTTGTAGGAACCTTATCGGGCAATTGCCTGTTATACCATTGGATAAGCGTAATCCTGAAGATGTTGATACTACATTTGAACATGATCATCTGTATGATGCCCTGCGTTATGGACTAATGTCTAGACCTAATGGAAGGTCTTTTGAAGAAGTAGATGAAGAGCCAGCAGCCTTTGACGGGATTTTTGGCTATTAGGAGTTAGTATGCAGATTGATGAAACCCCCTACGAGATTGACTCGGATGAAATCCAAGCAATAGAGAAAGAATCTCCTAAACTTGATAACGTCTCCGAGTTTGTTATGGAGAGGTTTAATCGAGCAGAAGACAAGAAATTTGCAGATGAAGAAAGGTTCCTGAGAGCTTATAAAAACTTCAGGGGTCTTTATGATGAAGCTACCCGATTTACTGATACAGAGAAATCAAAAATCTTTGTAAAGGTTACCAAGACCAAAGTGCTTGCCGCCTATGGACAAATCACTGAGGTGTTGTTCGGTGGAAACAGATTCCCACTCAGCGTTGAGCCTAGCCGTCTACCGGAGGGTGTGGCAGAGTCTTTCCACCTGAACCTTGATCCAAAGGTAAGCTCATCTCCAGATGCACAAGGGGCAATGAGGGAAGAGGTTAACCTACCTGTTAAAGGTGGTCCCCCCCTTCCTCCCGGAACAACTCTATTTGATATGGAGCGTTCCGGCCCTTACAAAAAGAAGTTCGAGGCTATACAAGATAAGCTTGTAGAAGGCCCCGGTAAAACTCCCACTTCTGTAACCTTCTTCCCTGCCCTAGAGGCAGCCAAGAGGATGGAGAAGAAGATTCATGATCAGCTAGACGAAAGTGGAGCTAACAAACACCTACGTAGTACAGCCTTTGAAATGGCTTTATTTGGTACTGGTGTTATGAAAGGTCCTTTTGCCACTGATCGGGAATACCCCAATTGGGGAGATGATGGAGAATATTCTCCAGAGGTTAAAACAGTTCCTAGTATTGAACATGTGTCTGTATGGAACCTCTACCCAGACCCAGATGCTCAGAACATGGAAGAGGCTGAATATGTCATACAAAGACATAAGATGTCTCGTCAACAGCTTAAGCAGCTTAAGAACCGTCCCTTCTTCATTGATGACAATATTGATGAAGTGTGTAAGATGGGTCCTAACTACATACGTAAGTATTGGGAACTTGCTATGGAGGACGACAGTCCACATTCCGTAGTAGAACGTTTTGAGGTGCTAGAGTTTTGGGGGTATGTAGATACCTACATTGTAGAGGAGTTTGGTGTTCCCATCTCTCCCGACCTTAAGAAGCTAGACACACTAAATTGCAATATCTGGATAAGTGGTGGTAAGGTTATACGGATGGTTCTTAACCCATTCAAACCTTCACGCATCCCCTATCATGCCACCCCATATGAAATCAACCCCTATTCCTTCTTTGGTATTGGTGTTGCTGAAAACATGGAAGACACTCAAACCCTCATGAATGGGTTTATGCGTCTGGCTGTAGATAATGCTGTTCTTTCTTCTAACGTGGTATTCGAGGTAGACGAGAATAACCTAGTCCCCGGACAAGATTTGAAGATGTATCCCGGTAAGGTGATACGGAGGTCTTCAGGTGCCCCCGGACAGGCTCTCTTTGCTACAAAGTACCCAAACGTTACAAATGAAACTATGGCCCTCTTTGACAAAGCTAGAGTGCTCTCTGATGAAAGCACAGGCTTCCCCTCTTACGCCCACGGTCAAACTGACATACAGGGAGTAGGTAGGACAGCTTCTGGCATTTCCATGCTGATGAATGCTGCTAATGGTGGTATTCGTTCTGTAGTTAAAAACATTGATGACTATCTTCTAGGCCCCCTTGGAAAAGCTCTGTTTGCATTTAATATGCAATTTGATTTTGACAGCAGCATAAAGGGTGATCTAGAGGTTATAGCTCGTGGTACAGAAAGCCTTATGGCTAACGAAGTAAGAAGCCAGAGGTTGATGCAATTCCTTGGTGTCGTCTCTAACCCGATACTAGCCCCCTTTGCTAAGATGGATGTCATTGTTAGGGAAATTGCTAAATCGCTAGATTTAGACCCAGACAAGATTGTTAACAACGTTGGTGAAGCCGCTGTTCAAGCTGAAATCATGAAGGGTATGCTAGGAGGTGGTGGACAAGCCCCTCAACCCGGTAGTGGTGTAGCTAGTGCCCCTAGGGCACCTGCTGGCGTACAAGCCTCAGACCCCACAGGGGCTGGTGGTGGTAACATTGGTACAGGCGTTACACCTACACCCGGAGAGAATGGTTTTAGCGCAAACACTGGACAAGGTCAAAATAACTAAATGAAGATTTGTAGTCGTTGCGGAGTTAACCTAGAGCTAACATGTTTTTCAAAGAGGGCTGTTAGTAATGATGGTTTGTCTGCTGCATGTAAAGTTTGTATAGCTCATTATAAGAAAAATTCACAGGCTACAAAGGATTACCAGAAAAATAGGTACTGGGAAAACATAGAAGTTGAACGTGCCCGTAAGACTGAATGGTCCTTGTCTAACAAAGAGCATGTAAACAAGTATAAATCGGAATACCGGAAAAAGGAACCTGACAGGCATCGTTACTGGGACTCCTTAAAACATGCAAAAAGAAAACAAAGAGTACCCCCTTGGCTAACCTCACAGCAACTAGAAGAGATTAATAATTTCTATTGGCTGGCCAAAGATTTACAACTTGTTACTGGGGAAATTTACCAAGTGGATCATATAGTGCCACTGTTAGGTAAAAACATATGCGGGCTACATGTACCTTGGAACTTACAGATTCTCCCCTCCGACTTAAATAACAAGAAGAATAACAAGTTCCGAGAACCGGGCTTCGCAGCTAACACTGGTGGTATGCCAC